GCCGCCGACGTCGCCGATCTCGGTCACTGTGTTGTCCGAAGCGATCGAGACCAGCTTGGTCCCCATCACGCGGTAGACCATGCCATTCCAGTTGATCCCGCCGCGATTGATGCCTGGGCCTGTCCCGGCTTCCACAATGCCATCAGCGGGCCGAAGATAGCCCGCTGCGATGCCTGTCTGCTTTGGAACCGGAACGAGGTTCTTTGGATACGACGTCCGGAAGTTCGGCGAGGCGTCGGTGTAGATACCATTGAGGATGGGGATTTGCATGCTCGCCCCTTACGAAATGCGATACCAAGTGCTGGTCGCTGCGTCAAAGCGCATGGTGAAGAAACCGTTGGCGGCCAGCGTCGTCGGAGCGCCCACCACAGTGGCCCCAGAGGACACGGTGAGCGACGTGACGATCTGCGTGCAGTTCACGGTCACGGTGTCCTTGTCCGACGCGCCAGTGGGCAGCACGATCGCGCCAGCGGCGTATGTGCTGACCGGCGTCAGGATCAGCCAGACATTGCCGGTGTTTACGGTGACGCTGAAACCCGTCGCGGCAGGTGCTGCGTATTGCGTGTTCTGGGTCACGGAAGTGACGTTAGCGTTCACATAGTCCATCAGCGTCGTGATGGAGCATTTGCGCGCGTCGCCCTGGTTCTGCTTGTAGACCGGGAGCAGGTCGCCGCCGGTCAGGGTGTCAGTTGCTGAAAGCTGATTGATTGTGGCCATGATGGTTTACTCCAAATCCAAAATGCTGTCCGGCCCTGCTTGCAGCGGGTCGGTGGGAGGTGCGAGGAACGGGTCTTTGCGGCTTCGCCAGTGCTTGTTTCCAGCCCCAGAAGGGATGGCCATGCTGTCCAGCTGCATTTCAACAGGCTTCGCAGCTTGCGCGATCAGCTGGTTGTATGCGCCCTTGGCCGAGGCCTTGGTGTCCGGTGAGACCGTCTTGCCGTAGCCCGGTGCGATCCGCACGGCGAGGTTGAGCGCCATCGCCTCAAGCGCCGCATCCGGCACGTCCGTTTCCTGATCGAGGTCGCTCGATCCTGGCGAAGAAGGCAGCGGATAGCCCAAGCGGATGCCCTTGCCGTTCCAGGTTGCCATCATGGCATCGAGCCGGCGAAGCGCGGCCTCAAGCTGCTGCGGTTGCAGGTCAAAGACGTATCCTGCAAGGCCGATTTCCTCGAAAGCCTGATTGATGATTTCGCGCTTCGTCCAGCCCATTGCTTATTCCTCGGCTTTTGCCTTGCGGGCGCGTGTCGGCTTTGCAGGGCCGGCCTTCGCCTCGTCGGTGGTCAGAGCCCAGCCGTCCTTGATGGCGGCCTCGATGGCGTCGTCCTCGACAATGAGATAGTCAAACTTGTCGCCATGAATTTCATGGGGGCCAGGGTGTTTGTAAAGCATGGTGCTCATTTTTTTCGTCCCTTCTTCTTTGGCTTGCATGCCATGTCAGTCTCCTTGGTTCAAAATGTGAAAGGCGGGACCGAAGCCCCGCCAATCATGATCAGGTCTGCGAGAACAGCATGATGCCAGCCATTTCGGGCTGGAGACATGCAACACCGAAGAGCGTATCCCAGCGATACTTGGTCTTCTGCGTGTCGATGTCGAACTGCTTCTGCATCACGAGTTCGACGCCTTGGTCGGTCGTCGCGCGCATGATGTCTGCACCAGCGTCGGTCGGAACCGCCAGCGAGGCCGGCAGCAGTTCGATCGCGTCACGGTGCCAGAAGCAGTTCACCGAAGCTGCAGCAGTGTTCAGGAAGGTGATCGCAGCGCCGTTTGCCGGGGTCGCGGTCACGTTCTGATACTGTGCCTCTGCGTCGGTCGAGCCGCCGTTGGAGACGATTGCCGGGCTGATCTTCACAACACCCGAACCGCCGGCGCCGGAAACGATCTCGACGATGCGGAACGTCTTCAGCTGGCCAGTGTCCTGCTTGGTGATGTGGTGAACAGCGTTGACGCCAGCGATGGTGAACGCATCGCCAACCTTCACTGTGCCAAGGCCAACAGCGATGGTCAGGTTCTGGTAGCGGTTGTCCACGTTCGACGTTTCGCCAGTGCCCGCAGTCGAAGTCGCCGCAGGGGTGTGATACTGGTTCGCGCCGTTGACCGTCACAGTGGTGCCAGCAGCCGCTGTCAGGCGGTTTGCATAGTCCATTTTGAAGGTCTGGAAGCCAGCCACTTCACCAACATACGAACGACGATAGGCCTCGGTCGGGATGTTGTTCATGGTCTGGCGTGCGGCCAGGTCAGCAGCCATGCCGTTGTAATCGCGGCTCGAGAGAGCGAAGTTGCGATCCGACATTGCAATGCCCTGCTCGTTGAACAGAGCGTCTGCTTCTGCGATGTCCGCATAGCCGCCGGCAGCGGTGGTGCGCTTCGAAACAACGGTGCCCTGGTTCGACGCAACCGAGAGAACGGCCACGTTGATGTCGGACGCCAGCTTCTGAGAAGCAGCTTGGCCGAGGCGGTTTTCCTGCAGCAGGTCGCGCAGTTCTTTCGCCGTCAGAAGCGCAGTCGAGTGCTTCTGGTAGCCAATGGTTGCCGGAACCGCGAGCTGGGTGTTGTCACCGAAGTTCGAGGTCGCATCGGAGCCGTCAAACGACTGCGCGATGTAAGGCATCGGACGCCAGATGGTGTCGCTCGAACGCTCCATCTGCTGGCCGTTGGTGTTGTATTTGGTCACAAGCGACGACAGAACGAGCGCGTCGTTGAAACCGGAGAGGATGTCTTCGAACGCGACGCGCTCTTCTTTGCTAAAAGAGTTAGCCATTTAGGCCTCCATAAGTGGTTCAGGCGGTCCGTTTCTGACGCTGTTTATAGGCGTAGACCTTGGAATAGTCTCCGCTTTTCTCAGCATCTTTACGAAGCCGCTCAAGGGTGCTGTCAACGGACCCGGACGGGCGGCCTGTGCCGCTGATCGTCGGTTCCGGTTTCGAGGATGCTTTGCGCTTCGTGACTTTCAATTGCGTCTCCAATCTGGCCACTGCGAAAGCGAACTTCACCGGGTCTTTAATCGAGGCGAGTTCCTTCGCACGTTTCGGGTTCTTGCCCAGAGCATAGACCAACAGCGCGGGGTTATCGGCCCCTTGCAGGATCATGCCCTGTTGCGTGACGGTGAAGGCGTCTTGGACAACCTCCTCGGCGTCGTCGTAATCACGAACTTTCAGCGTTGCTTTCGCAGACTGATAGCCTTCCAGCTTCTGCTTCCACTCCCGTTCGGCGGTTTCCGCCTCGGCCTGTCGTGCAGCTTCTGCCTCGTCGTGCTTGCGCTTCCGGTCATACCACGCAGCGAGTTCCTTCTCATATCGCTCGGTGTCGTAATCGGCTGCTTCAAGTGTTGGCTTTTGCCCGAGTTCTGCGACCTTGGTCGCGCCCGTGGTTGCTGCCAGCTGCTCTTGCAGTTCCTTGTTCCGACGTTTCTCCTCACGATACTGCTTGCGAAGATCGCGCACCCATTCAGGCGCACGCTCGTTCTCATCTTCTTCGGGGGGCGGCGCTTCCTCCCCAATGGTCACGGCGACGAAATCATCGTCCTCGGCTGCCTCGTCGGTTTCGGCCTCGGTTTCACTGTCCTCGTCGTCGGAGACCTCTTCGGCCTCGTCCTCAAGTTCAGCTTCCGGCTCCTCTGCCTCGAAAGCGTCCGTGATGGTTTCTTCGTCGATTTCCTCTGCCTTTATATTCATAAGACCCTCGTGATTTTCTCACCCACGTTATGTGCGGCTGGGTGGTTGCCGCATCCCTTGCGCGCCCTGCACAATGTCTTGCAGGTTCTTCGCGGTCTTTACCGCGCTCTCGCGTTGATCGTTTTCGACCGAGGCCAATGTCTCGACCGTCTTGGCGCGCGTTTCTTCGGCGCGGGCCATCGTGTATTCGGTGTCGGCCTGGGCCTTGACGGCCTTGGCCTGCGCCTCTGCGGCGGCTGCCTGCAGGTAAACCGCGTGCGGGTCCGGCTGCTGGTTCTGCATCGCCATCGCCATTTCCGTTGCTTCTTCTTCGGTCGGCTTGATGACGCCCATCTGGACCAGGCGCTTGCGGAAGAAGTCGCGGACCTCCCAGATGCCCTCTCCCTCCATGTTCATCATCGCCATTGCGGTGAGAACCATGCGGGTTTCCGGGTCCTGGCTGATCTGGATCATGCCCATCAGCGCGCGAACAGTGGCCGATCGCTTCGAGGACGAGGACGGGCCAACGTCAACGGCCACATCGAACTTCGCGCTCGACAGGTCGTTTTCGTATTCGATTTCGCCGGTTTCCTCGTTCAGCATCGGGCGGCCGAGTTCGACGGTGGACAGTTCGCCCTGCGTTCCGACGGCCTTCATCTTGCGGCCAGGCTCGACGAGGATTTCCTTTGCCATCGAAAGCCAGATTTCGCCGCTGCGCTTCACGGCCTTGGCCATGTTGCTCATGTAGATGAACGACTGCATGTCCAGGCGCGACTGGATAAGTTCGATCGCCTTGCCGCTGATGTTCGACATGACCTCCTCGCCGGCTTCCTGCTTGCCGAGAATGTCCTGCATGTCCTGATCAGTGATCTGCAGGAGCGCAGCCATTGCCGCCGGGATTTGCGGAGGCTTGGTGTAGCCGATCGGGCCCGACGCCATCTCGTTGCCGTTGGCGTCCTGAACCGGGTTCACCAACAGGTAGGGATAGTTCTTGAGGTTGTCCTCGGCCCACATCATCTCGTGGCCGGCCACCTGCTCTGGCATGAAGATCGGCTTCTCGATCGGCGTCAGCGCGCTGATCTCGCCCAGCTTGGACAATTGCATGTTCTTGAGGCGCTGGGCGTCCTTCGCCAGGCGCACATGCCCCATGCACCGCTCGATGTTGTCCACGAACCACCGCTTGCCGTAGACCGGGACGATGGGGATTTCTGTGCCTGCGATGTAGCCATAGTCCTCGAGGACGCCGCCGCCGGACATGAGGTATTTGCGGACCTTCCGGCGCTTGACGCGCTTCTGACGGACCTCAACCGTGCCGATGGCTGCGAGGGTTTCCTCGAGCGTTTCGTCGTTCTCAAAGTCTGCTTGGCTGTAGCGCTCTTCCTCGCCGTCGATGGTTTGGAAGATGCGAACCACCTCCGTGCGCTCCTCGACCTTGTAGACCTCGGCCACATAGACCGTGTCGGGCGTTGCCCAGTCGAATTCGTGCGCGGAGATTTCGTGCGGCCAGGATGCAGGGTCGTCGTTCCACTGCTCCTTGTAGGCCTCGAAGGTCATGGCGGTGAGGACGTAGCAGGAGCGGGCGTCGCTCTTGTCCTGGCGCTTGGCGTTCAGGTCGAAGAACACCGTGCTGTCGGCGTCATAGATCGGCTCGATGCGGATGCGCTGGCGATCGTCCTCGTCGTCGTATTCGTCCTCGTAAACGGTCCGCAGGCGCCAGGCACCGATGCCACCACCCACCGCTTCCTCGAAGGC